TTGGCCCATTGCCTCCACCGCAACTACCAGGTCACAGGTCAGCGACGGTAGGCCCATCTGCCCGCCCATGCTGGCGACGGTCGATTCGCCCTGCGGTAGACGTGCCCACTGTGCAGGCAGTTGCGCCGTGCTCAGTTGCGTAGGCGGTGCGGTGTAGACTTTCACCACGCCCGTCACGTCAAGCCCTGCCAGCGTTGCGACGTACTCCGTATAGGTCATACGTGACGCCTCACATAAGGCATAAGCATTGCCTCAACGTCGCTTGGTATGCGGCTTGGCAGTATCGTCACGTCGCCCGCAATCATCGCCTGGTCGCCCGCGGTGTTGTCCTTTTGGCGATACATCCACGCCGCAAGCCGCACGGTCGCGTGCTTGATGTCTGCCGGTGCCGTCGTGCTGTAGGCGAACTTACCCGTAACCGCGATGTCACTGTTCCACCCGTCCCAAGCCAGCCCCACAACGTCACGCAGGCGCAGCGCATAGGACGGCGTCATGTTGCGCGGCTCCGTCGTGTACGCGCTTGCGCCTATCGTGATGCCGTCGCCGTTGACAACGCTTGTCACGGCGCACAGGTCGGCGTCGAGGTAGAGGGTAGAGCAGTCTACGCTACGAAAATCATAGCGCCGTGTGCTGTCGCTTGCCGCCTCGAATTGACGATGGCACATGCCGTCGATAGCCGCCTGCGCACGTTCCAACAGTTGCAGCAGCAGCCCATCGTCGGCGGTACTCTCGTCAATCCCCAGGTATGCGGTTAGGTCGGTAAGCGTTGCGTACATGACTACAGTCCCCCGGTCGCCTCACGCTTGGGTTTCGGTGCAGCCTGCGGCTTGTTCTCTGGCAGGTATTCGCCTTCCGCGAGGACAATCACGCCGTCCCGCAAGAGTGCGCGCGCCTGTGCCTCGGTGACTTCCAACGGCTGTCCCTCTTGCCCCAGGATGTAAGCGCCCGCTACTACCGCGACAAACGTTTGCGTTGCTGATGCTTTCATGGGTGCACCTACTTAGCCCACGCCGTAACGTTGATGGTTACGGGGTTGGTCGTGCCGAGTGTGGCGTATGCGCAGGCGAACCGCCCGAACAATGGGGCCTGCACAAACGTGTTGGCGTCGGCGCTGCCGGTTGCCAAGTTCATGCCGTCCACAAGGTTCGTGCCCGCGCTGTTGCTGTATTGAATCTTGACGGTGACAGTCTGCGTGTCGCTCACGTCGATTACCGTCTGTACGTCTGCGACTGCCCACTTGCCCAACTCCCAACACGAACCCTGCGCGCTTGCCGTGATAGCCGCGCCAGAGAACAGCGTGTAGAGTTGCGGATTGAGTCCCGTAGGCTGCGTAATGCTTACCGGTGTTGGTGCGGCAGCGAGGGCGGGAGTACCGCCCCCACTGTTCATGGCACCAAATAGGGCAAGCGCCAGCAACGCACAGACTACAATTGCGATTGTTGCTTTGCGCATGTTTCCCCCTTAGCCTAGGCGTGCAGCCCGTAGCCGATTGCGCCCGCCTGCAAGACCTTGTAGACAGCGCGGAACATATACACGAACCGAATCTGTCCGGTCGCAGCCAGGGTGTAGGGGTCGCGGAGCACGGTCAAGCCGGGAGCCTCGCGGAAGCCCATGTAACCCCAGTTGCCGAAGAACACCGACTTGTTGCCCGTGCCGATAGCCGCGGCCTTAGCCGAGGTGTGCACCGGATAGCCGAGCAGGTCGCCACCACGCCGGGGCGGTACGTTCTCCTGACCGGTGTAGAAGCGGTCAGTCGTGACGATGCTGTTGATTGCCCACTTGGTGCTAGGCTGCATAATCCACGCCACCGAACCGGAATCGTCCAGATACGGGTCAAGCGTGCCATTGCCAACCATTTCCTCAAGCTTGCCGGCGGCAATCGAGGTGTTGGCAAAGTCAGCCAGCTTGGTGCCACTGGCGGCGGCTTCGGTAATCAACAGGGCGTTGTGAGTCTTGGCAAGCCCACGGCCCACGAAGTCGTTCAAGAAAGCGAGCAGGTTGCTGTCCTCGTCCTCAAGCAGTTCGACGCTCAGTTCGACTTTCTTGCTGTACTTCACCAAGGTCATCGCCACCTTGCTGATTGCCGGGGCGTCGCGGTCGTAAGCAGCAACTTCGTTGGTGCTCACGAACTCGCCGTCGGCTTCGTTGTCAATCGGGACGTTAACGGTCGTGCCCTTGCCGGGAATCGACATGATGCGCAACTGGTTCGCCAACATGCCCTCATTGCGCCGTGCAATGATGCCCTGATAGTGCCCGGTAGGAACCGCGTCACCGCCGTCTGCCGCCGTGCCGATGTTCATGTCGGTATCGTTGCTCGCCTTGAGCGCAGACAACGCAATGCTGCCGTCGCTCTCCATCAGGTGCTTGACGCCGCCGATATCGCCGCGCTTGTACCATGCCGTCAACGCCTTGAGTTCGGTGTCGCCGCGCCCCATCGTCAGGACGGGGGGCGCCGCAACGGGCACGACGGGGTTAACTGGGGTAAGAAGTGCCGCCTTGATAGCAGCAACTTCGGCTTCGGTAAATTCCATTGTGATGCTCTCCACCGCGGGAACGTCGCCCGCGTCGTCTGGTTCGGATTGCTCGATTACTGCTGTATCGTCAACCGTTGCAGCTTTGGCTTCCACATCTACCGCGGGTTGTTCGCCCGCCTCCGAGATAGGTTCGGCGTCTGCCGTTTCGGTACTGACTTCTGTTTCGTCTGCCGGCGTCGGCTCCTGCTGTGCCAACCACGCTTTAAGCGGTAGCACCTGTGTTGCCACAAGCCCCGCGGCCGGTGTAGGTGTCAGACTTGCGTCCTTGCCTAGTGGCCAGTGGGTGATGCGCTTGGCCTCGCCCTCGTCCTCGCGCTCGACAAGGTTCGGAAGCGTGCCGCTGCTCCAACCCAACTTGCCCGCCTCTGCCATCGCGTAGATAGCGCGCTCGTATTCGTCGCGCATCTGTAGCTGTGCCTCAACCCATACGCCTACATCGTCAAAGCGCAACGTGCCGCGCCCGAGCTTGCGATGCTTGAGCACCGGGTCAAAGCCGTGGCCGTAATAGACGGTTACGCGGTCGCCGTCCTCGGAATCAAAATCAGTGCGCCCGTCGAAAAAATCCCCGGTCAGGTCTGGTGCTGTCGCGTCGGTGTAGCGCACCAAGTAGCCCGCTACGCGCCCGTCGCCTAGCGCCTTGATTGCCCCGCCGAACGCGAGCAATGTTTCGTCTGTCATCGTGTCGCCCTCTCTATCGCATCGCGGAAGCGTTTGACAATCTTCGCCTCAAACTGCGCGATTGCCTGCCTGTCGGTGCGCCATCGCCCCTTGTGCATCCATGCCTGCGTCGCGGCGGCTTGCACCCACTTGGCATAGTTGATGGCGTTGCCCACTTTGCCAACGGTTTCATTTGCCGTTTGCCGCACGCTAGTGGTCCACGCCTGTCCAAGTTTGCCGGTGCGCCTGTAGCCTTCGTAGTACGACCGCCGCCCCTTGGTCCAGCCCCGCGACCGCGCCATAAAGTCAGCACTCTTACCGCCGCGTGTAGTGAAGCGCACGGGCGCCATTGCCGGCCCCTGTATCGCCGCCGGCTTGGGTGGGTACTTTTTCATGTAGGTTTCAATCTCAATCACGGACGCCGACACCGCGCCACGAATAGCGTCGGATGCGGCGATGCGCTTGAGCGATGACATGGTGGCGTCGATGCCCTTGACTTCGATGGATAGGTCAGCCATTGCCGCATACCTCCATCTGTGCTATAATGAAGGGGCTTAGGACACGTTGCATTTGATGGTTGGTGCTCAACCTGATATAGTTGTGTATGCCTCCTGTCGGCGCGGCGTGTCCTAAGCACACATGCCAACCATCTGACAGGAGGTTTCTTTTATGCCCCGACACCCCAAGGTAAACGTTACTTGCCAGGCTTGCGGTAAGAAGTTCGGCAAGCATTACTCCCACGTGAAGCAATACAACTTTTGCAGCCGCAAATGTATGTCTGTCGACTGCATCCCCGTCACGTGCGAACAATGCGGCAAGGAATTTCTGACTAACGCTCGCGGCTACACTGGCGCAAAGTTTTGCTCTACTGAGTGCCGCAACGCGCGCAACAGCAAAGAGCAAGTTCACAAGAAAGCCCCGAAGATAACTCGCGTCTGCCAGCAATGCGGCAAGCAATTTGAGGTGCGCAAGAGTGTTGGGAAGAACGCCCTTTACTGCTCCTTGGCGTGCTTCCATGCGTCGGGTAAGCTTACCCCTGGTCGTGGTTCTGAAAATTCCAACTGGAAGCCCAAGGTCGCTATCGTCTGCGCCTACTGCGGCAAAGAGTTTGAAACATTCCCATCCCGCGGAGAACGCACCAAGTATTGCTGCAAGAAGCATGCTATACTCGGAAACCTCAAACGGTTCGCCTCCGGTCAGCGCACCAACATCGAGCGTGCGATGGCTGATACTCTGCGTAAGAACCGCATCGCCTTCGATGAGCAAGTCGTCATGTTTGATAAGTTCATGGTCGACTTTAAGCTTTCCGAATATCCCATCATCGTTCAATGTGATGGCGTGTACTGGCATGATCGACCGCGCGCCAAGGCAAAAGACAAGGGACAAGACGCCTATCTTGTGAAAGCCGGTTATATCGTTTTGCGATTCACTGACAATCAAGTTCTTCATCAAATGCCGTCTTGTATCAAAGCCATTAAGCGAGCCATCAATAACCCGAATCAACCGCGCCTTATTCAAGGCTGACTATTACTTACCTCTATCACTTGTGCCCCGATGCGGCACCTACACCCCGGATGTGCTGGGGGTACCGCAAAGGTGCGCCCCTTCAACTTGGCTTGCAGTTCAACAGGAAGCTTGTCGCTAAACTTCCCATTCAACGCTACTATCTGCCCATCAAGAGAGCCGCAGTAAGGGCATACCCTCTCGTCATTAGCAACTTGCCAAGTCATCGCTTCAACCACGCCGGAAGCGGTGTAGGCTTGGTGCGTGCCATTAGCGGCGGCGCTAGTCGTTTCAGTCATGGCAATCAGCCGCGCCCGTCGTTCGTCAAATATGCTACTCAGGTCGCGCGTCAGCGCGTCAAGGTGTTCGCCATTCGTATACCAACGCGCTACACTTTCCCGTACCGCCGTCTGCGTGGTGGCGTCAATGCCCCGTATCAATTCGGCGCTGTACTGTCGTGCCCACTCGCGCGCCGCCGTGTGAATCATGGTGTAGTCGAAGCCCACGCCAAGAGTCGTCAGTTGGTCCGCTGCCAGGTTCACACCCGCATCAACAGCCCGCCGCACGGTGGCGTCAATGGCGTCATGGACAGCCTGACTCGTTAGCCGCTGCTCCAAGTACGCCTGCAACTCTACAATGTCCATGTCCTCTGCGTTGGGCGGGAGCAGGTCGCGGAATTGTGCCCGCAATGCCTTGGCAATGTCGCGTTGTGCCCGTGCTTCGATTTCCAACAACATGCGTTCTTCTGCGCTGCTGTCGTCGCCGGGGTCGTGCGTGAGCATCAGCGCCTTAAATGCCTGCCATTCGTCGCGGGTTGACACGTCGGCGTGCTCAATCAACAGCCCGCGCTTGTCAGCGTCGGACAGCACGTCAGAGGCAAACAGCGCCACATCCGGCGAACGCTTGCCCTTTGCCCACCGCAGGAACTTGCGCGCCTCATTCGCTCGTAGCGCCTCTGGTTGTGCGCCGCCCTGTGCAGTATCCTGCTGCGTGCCCTGCGCCCCGCCTTGCCCGTCCTGTGCCGCCTGCGCCTGTTGTGCGTCCTGTGCTGCCTGCTGCAATTGCACCGGCTGCGGTTCAGGGTCCAAGTCCTCCGGTTCCACGCCTTCGGGCAGGTTCAAGCCCAACATCTGCGCCGCGATGGATTGCTTGATGCCGGCGTTAACGTAGGTAGCGAACGCCGATGCGCGCTCGTTTTCATCAGCCTGATATATCTGCAACTCTTGCGGGTGCCATTCAAAGCGCATCCCTGCCGGCGCGAATAGTTGGGCGTTCAACTGGCGGGCAATCGTGTTGGCTTGGGGTACGACGGTCATGTCGTAAAACGTGAGCCGGTCGGCTTCCGCGGTCGCAAAGTTGGCGGCGTTCGACATGACAAGCGAGTGCGGCACACCAAGCGCCGTGGCTATTTCCTCGCGTTCGGTCGCCGTCAATTCGGTATTGGTGAGTTCAGACAACCCCTCGCCAATCACGACGGGCGTCACGGCTGCTGATACCACTTCCGCGGCAAACGCCTTGTTGATGCCCGTAAAAAAACGCTGCCACCAGGCCTTGAGCCGTTCACGTTCTGCCGGGGGCGGGTTGCCCTCGACTGTGAGCAGCGTAGCCTTGATTGCGCCGCGCTTGAAGAACGCCGCGGCAAATTCGTTGACGTTGTACAGCACGCCTGCCGCGGACATGGCAGCATGTGCCGGTGCGGGGCGCGGCATGGTTTCGGACACGCCGGCCATGCGCAAATATACGATGTCCTCAACTGACAGGTTGGATACTGCTACCCCTACCTGCCGCTTAAATGCCGTGATGCTGTCCACGCCCCACACGGGCGACATGGTGGACGGGTCAAGCCAGCGCACGTTGGTCACGCCGAGCCGGGAGCGCCGCTTGTACCAAAACGCCTCAGATACCAGACACAGCGCCGCTTCCGTCTGCCAAAGCAGCTCTTCCAGCGAAGCAAACGCCGCGAGTTCTTTGGGCCATTCGTCTACGTCGTGCCGCACTAGTTCGGTGTAGCCGCGGTAGATGCTCCAAGGCATCGCCAGCAGCGCATTGGCACGAACGTCTATGCACCGATACAGGTATGCAACCGTGGCGTAGATGTGCAGGGGGTTGCTTGTGGGGGCAAGCGGGACGCCCAAAAGCGACTCATTCAAGAACGAGTCGATTGACTTAATCTCGGTTGTGTTAGCACCTAGCAGTATTTGCCGATTCGCCACGCGCCCGCCCCGTCAATGGTGCAAACAAAAAACCCGCTACAGCAAGTGTAGCGAGTTTAGTACGCGTGTTCTAGTGCCCTATGGGGGTACAATTCTAGCGGGGAGGGGGTAAATTGCTTGTGATAAGTCACAATATCATAAGCTATTTGGCGGGTAATGTATGTAACAGTACATTATTGCATACATAGCCTATCGCTCCCGCTGCCACCAACCTATATATCGGTACGGCTTACCCCGGCGCAAATCATCAACGATTGCCTCTATGGTTACGACTGTTGATAAGGCGATATACACGCCCAACGCGAGTGCTAACCATTCACGCCACATGCTCACTCCCCCACCTCCCTCGCCACCTTTGCCACCAGTTCCACCGTGCTGCCGACGCCTGCCTTATCCCGCGCCCGCCGCAGGTACGCTTTCACCGTGCCGCGCTCTATGCACATCTCGGCTGCAATCACCTTGCGCGGCTTGCCCTGCATGTACAGACGTAACGCCTCACGTTCACGGTCTGTCAATTGTGCCATGATAGTCACGTCCTCACCTAGAACAATAACGGCGTGTAGTTCGTCAAGTCCGTCAACGCCCACACCATCGCGTCAAGACGGTCGGGGGAGTCCTCGCCAGGAACCCATGTACATAGTTGGTCCTCAAGCTTCGGGAACGCCCCCGCGTGCTTAACCTTGCCCTGCTCATACATGGCGCTAATCGGTTCGGCGCGGGTGTACTTGCCCCTAGTAGCGTACACTTCCGTTATGGGCAGGTTGGCGTCAACCGAACGCAGCACAGCCGCCACCATATCGCCGCCTTGATTGCGCTCTACCACAACACGGTCGGCGCGCCACTTGTGGAACGTGCTGACAACCTGCCGCGCCCACTGGTCAGGCGTGCCGCTGATGCTGGCATCGTCTAGCACGCAATACAAGTCCTCTGCCATTTGCCCCGCCACGACGATACCCGTTTCGCTGTGCGCTGATGCGTTAGCCTCTGGGTCTACTGCCACCACGATGCGCTGCACGTCGCCTACAGCCGTAATGCGGTTCGCTTCCAACAGGTCACGTGTCCACAATGCGCCCTCTACATCGTCAATGAGTTCGGCGTTCAACTCCTGCCGCCCCAAGCGCGTGCCTTCGTAGCGGGTGACAATATCCTCAAAGAAGCCCGGTGCCAGGTTGGCGCGGTTGTCGTAGGTGCTGCCCCGCGTGACGTGCGTTTTAGCGTCGGCCATAAGCGTTTTAATCAGCGGCAACGGGCGCGGCGTTGTCGTCACCACAGCCCGCGGATTGTAGCCTAGACGCAAGCCAAACATAGCCATGTCCCACGCCGATTGAATGTACTGAAACGCTGCCAGTTCATCAAACCAAACCGCATGATGCTGCGGACCGCGCAGGCGTGCCGGCTTGTCGCCGCTAAACAGCTTGACTTGCGCGCCGTTGCTGAACTCAAATTCGCCAATGCTGCGATTCCACTTCGCCACCTCATCAGGCTTGCAGATGGCGAGTAGTCCGCTTTCGCCCTCAACGCAGGTGTCGCGGGCGTCGGCAAACGTCGGGGCAATGATTGCCATACGGGGACAGGTGTCGCGCTGCTCACGCAACCACTCCGCACCCGTGCGAGTCTTGCCCCAACCACGGCCCGCGAGAATGAGCCAAGTGCGCCATGCGCCAAGCGGGGGGCATTGGTCGGGGCGTGCGCCTGCGGTATACCAAGAGGGGGCACTGACGTCACTCAGTAACCTGTCTATCTCTACGCGCTCGCGCTCTGTCAAATAGGGCAGCAATTCGGTCAACTCGCTGCTCGTCATCAAGTGTTTTGTCCTCGACTACAGCGTTTACCTCTTGCTTGTCGGTAAACAGCTTGTGCACCTTGCCGAGTTGCACCGTTGCCGCCTGAGCGTCGTAAAGTTCAAACTCCACTGCGCCATCAGCCGTATACTTAAGCTTTTTGATGAGTTTGAATTTGCCGTTGTCATACGCCTTTTTCAAGTCAAGTAACGGCAGTTTCACCCCCGGCACGAACGATACAAAGTCAGACATATCGCCGCGCGCCTGGTCCGATAGAATCGAAACAACCTCATTGGCGAGCATGGCGTTTTCGTCAAGTCGCTGCCGAATCGCCTCGTCAATCTCTGGTTTTCTAAGGTTTTCCCAACCAATAGCACAAGCGGACTTTGGCGAATAGCCAGCCGCCAAAGCCGCTTGTGTAGCGTTGCGGGTCTTCAGGTATTCATCTATGAACGCCTGTTGTTTAGCCGTCAGCGCCATCCGTCCCCCTCACCGCCACCAACACGCTTGCCGCATCCTCCCGCGCGACGAACACCGTGCGCCCTATCGCCACGCGCCGCAACGCCAACGCCAACGGCACAGGCTGCCCGTACTGCATCAGCACGTCAAGCGCGTACCATTGCCCATTGCGGCCCTGTGCGATGCGGGTGGCGGGGGTGAGTGGCGGGCGCAGGGCACAGAACGCCTTGCCGTTGCCGTGCCGAAACAGCGGATCGTAGTCGCCGTCGTTGGTGCCCACAGTCACGGTCGGCGCGTTGTCGAATAGTGCCGAGTGCGGCGCGGGCGCGTTGGGGAAGTCATTCATACCGCACCGCCTGATTGTGCCAGTGGGTAGTAAGCACCGGGCCAATCGATGTCGTTCAGTTTGCGCCCGTAGGGGATGGGGCCAATCACGTCCTCACGCTGCTCGCACGCCCGTAGTGCGTCATCCTCATTAGCAAAGATGCCGATTACCTCTAGCGCATCCGGCACATTGCGCAAGGCAAGCCAAACAATCTGCGCGGCGTTGTCGTACTCACTCATATTTCCACCTGTTACCGTTGGCATCCGTCAGCGTAATCGGCCCCTTTACGGTCGTCACCGGCCCGCCCGTAATTGTTTGCGGCTGCACTGTTGGCGCTGAATTGGTGGGGTAATCGACGTGGATCTTGATGCTGTCGGCTTCCGATTGTCGCAGTTCCCGCTCCAGCATCAGCACCGTCACCGCATC